CTCACATTTAAGGGGCAAAGAACACGGCAGAGAAACATAATGCTGGTTGGCTATAATCTATTTATGGAAAATCTTTGAACACTACTTCTTAAATTTGTAACTCTTATGGTTTTACTGCCGTCTTTTAGTTGCTCTATATTAAATAAATTCCCTACGATGTTGGACGAATCAATAACAGCTTTAAAATCTTTTTTATAATAAGATAAATGGAATAGGAGACTGGAGCCTACAAGTTCCTCGCTGACAAATAGAAATATTCCATAATAAGGAAGAGGAATATCTACACTGCCTTCCCCTACAATTCTATATTCGACTATTCCTTGTCCAGCGCTTGCCATCCCTTTCTCTTCCATAGTTGCTACTGGCATAGCAGCTCTAATAACCTCCACCAAATCACTTTTCTTTATCTTCCCTTGACTACCATCTGCAAGTTCTACATATACATACGGTGCATCACTTACTATCTGGAACTGGTTCATTGCTATATCATCACCTGCCATACTTAATACATTTAAGGGGCATAATTTCCGGATGGAAATATTACCCGATTTAACATTTTAATAATTAACTCGTTTTGTAAATTATAAATCAAATTTTTCCGTAATATCTGAAGAACTCAAAAGGAGTTCTCACATCAAGATAACCGTCTACCTCTTCGTTGGCTTCCGCTTCCATTTCAAACGCGGAATTTCCGTAAGCCTTATCACCTACATTTATCCAACACCGGTTACGGCATAAGTGATACATGTAGGATATTGCGTACTCCACACCATACTGGAGGTAGAACCACAACGGGCATAGCAGATATACCCATAAGTTGAATCCGGTAAACAACATGATTACCGTCAGCAGCACAGCGGATGCAATCATGCATTCCTCCCATTGGCGCACATGAATCGCCTCATGGTTAAGTGTACTCTGCTTCATCTCCTCCTTGCTTTTCTTGGTGAAGACGAAACATCCCAATGTGATGGTGTTGTAACCCTGCCACAGCAGCCATTTCGCTAACTTGCTTTCATAAAAAACTTTCATACATCTTTCCATTTATATTAGTTTGTTAATTAACCGGGTTTTCGTAATCATGGTCACCCAAATCAGCATACGAATACGAAATGCCATTTTTATTGGTTGAAATCCAGACTCCTCCCAATGATATGAATTCATAAACACCAGGTTCTGTGATATGAGCTTTATTGCAATAATGGTATTGACCGTCAACCAACTCCATATCATTAAATCCGTCCGATGTCACAACTGACACATAGCCATATGTGCTCCCTGAAGAATTATTATATATGATCAAGGATATTTTCATACCCACACATTGGGCAGAGCTGGGAAGCATGTATTCACTTTGGCCTATTCTACTGGGACGCCCATTGCCAAAATCCGAACCAAAATTGGGGTTCAGGTAAAAGTAGCCTTCATTGGAACTAAACCCATGTATCTTTATGAATGCCGCTGTCGCTGTAATTTTTCCTTGAACATTGACTTCTCCAGTCTCACCATCAATGTTACAAGTGACATTTCCATTCTTATCCCTTGCCAATACGTTCTGTACCACCAAATCATCCACAAGGATTTCATCGGCACGTATCTTTCTTATTAAAGCCATATCCATAGCTACAAACATAAACTGCTGTGCCGCCTCCCAATTCGCATCACCGTCTATCGAGGTAGGTGCGACAGTGACCGACGTACCGTAAGCCCGTACCCGAAACGGAATGGTGCGATTGTTGAATGTGGCCAGTACGATGTCATGGTAATCTTCATTCCAGACATATGTGTTGCCCTTGGCGAAAAAACCTCTCGGACGCGGCTCACTGGCATCCCGTCCGCTTGAACCGTCATAGCTGACACCCACGGACATCTCCGCAATGAAACTGTCATTCCATGCCGAAGCGTCAGCCTGGCTCTGGTAACAGCGGACAGAGAAAGTTGAATACCCTGCAGAAGCGTTGACCGTAATCTCGGAAGCCCTCGAAGGCCCTGCGATGGCGCTCCATATCCCGTTGCTGTACCCCCGTGCGGCCAGATATCCGTCCGGATAAGTCAATGTGGCGCTGCCGAGCGTCCGCTTGGCATAGACCCGAAAAGCTGAAGGCACCAAAGACCCGGCACTGCTCACCCGTATATTGCTGCATGTACTGATGAGATATACCATGCCGCCATCCTGGGTAAGCTGCTCCCATTCGGCCGTGTTCACTTCTCCGGTAGGAATATAGCCGTAGCTCTTTCCACCGTTCTGTGTCTGTAGGATGCGCCTATCCTGACTGTCATTGACTGTCCATAGAGGTGGATTCGATGTATCAACCTTGGAGAGCCATGACCGGCCACCCATCGTGCAGATGGTGAGCTTTTTGAATGGAGTATTAGCTGTGCGCCACTCACCGCCAGCCTTGACGGATTCGCCGTCACCGCCAGGTTTTCCTGGATTACCGTCGTTACCATCCACGACCATGGGTATAGTTTCCCGGTCCACGACCTGCCCACCCACATAATAGACAAATTGTAACTGCGTCGTGAAGTTCTTCGGAGAGATGGACGTGCCGTTCTGTATCTCGACCTCTGCGCCTCCGTCCTTACTGTATTTCAGTACGCCATCCGTCGTGATGGAAGTGCTACCGCCTACAGACTTGGTACGTGTACATGACACCCCGGCTACACTATAAGTGCCGTCCTTCCGTTTGCTGACTGAAGAAACGGAAGGCACCAGCCTATAGAGTACCGCATCACTGCCCGGATTACCGGCACGCACCCCGGTAACAGTGAACACCAGCTCACGGCTTATATCCGTATCCTGTACTGTAGCCGTAACGGTTATCCTGACCTCTGAACGTGCAGGCATCGAAATGCCGGAAGCCACGGTAAACGCTATCACACCCGTATTGACATTGTAGCTTTCCGTGACACCGGCAGGCGTCACGCATGAGATGGACTTGAGCTGTAGTTTCTTCGTACCATACCACATGCCGACGGTCGTTTTGAGCACAGACTGCGCAACGGTTTTCCCCTCATATGTCAAGGCAATGCTTTCCATCTCGTTGTCGAAATCGGCTACAATGGCCGACTCGCCGTCAAAGCCCCATTTGGCCCAGATGGCTGCCGGGCTGAACGCGCTCCATACACCGTCCTTCTTCGTGCGGCAACAAGCCCACTCGTATGGCAGGCTCTCGCTCACCCCAATCGGGTCATCATGCCAGCCGGACGGCACATAATCATCCACCTGCGAGGTGGCTGGCGTAGGAGGCGTCACATTCTCTGTCGTATGCTTGAATATCCACTCATAGCCTTTTCCATCCTTACCGTCCTGGCCATTTTCCACCAGCAGCTCATACTCAGCGGTATTAAGGTCTCCGGTAATGATATAGCCGTAGTTCTTGCCGCCATCTTGCGTCTGCAGGATGCGTCTCCCCTCATTGGTCGTCTGAGTCCACATCGGAGGATTGTCGGTACCATCAGGAGCGATGCAGAGAAAGACACGTCCGGCCATCCTGGTAATGCCCATGTAAGGTATATGCTTGCCGGTTTCCCATTCACCGCAATTGGTAATGCTTGTACCGTCTGCACCCTTGCTGCCAGTCACACAGATGGCGTTCGTTGTGGTGGAAGTATCGTCAGTAAAGACTATCCTTGTCCGGGTCCAGATATACCAGCCGTTTTTCCACGCCGGAGAGTCTGTCTGCCACTCGCCTCCGGTTGTGGTGGCCGATGAAGAGGAAAGGTAGTATTCCTCCGTGATGGACTTGATGCCCTTGCCGTCGGCTCCCTGCCCACCACTGATACAAGCCGCTTGGGTGTACTTGACTTCGCCATCAGAATAGACAATCTTCGTCCGCGACCAGATATACTTGCCGGCTTCCCATTCAGGGGAGGTAGTCTGCCAACCGTCCACCGGGGCAATGACATTCGACACCGATATCGCGTATTCCACATCGGTAGACTTGATACCCTTGCCGCTTTCTCCCTTGGCCGCATATTTCAACCAATCAGCATTGCCGTCTGCCGGTTCTGTAGACGTGCCTTTCTCATTGACACATATCCAGGAGCTGCCGTTATGCGTCACCTCATCGTAATAGGCATACTTCTCACCCTTTTTCCACGTCCCCTTGAACAATGGCACCCGAAACGCCTCTCCGGTAATGTCATCCACCTGGAATATCTTGCCGGACATGATGACGTGGCGAAAAACAGCCGAGTAGTTGTCGGCCGGAATGCCATGTACGGTACGGCCTTTCTTCTTGCCAATCCACGACATCTCTTGTGCCGGCTCGACATCCCATGTATTGGCGTGGTCAAAGAAAGTGATGCAGTTGTTGCCGCCCACCGTATCGATAAGGATGTACGTCTGTCTATCCTCATCCGTAAAGTTACCCGTCTGCGCCAATACCATCGCATCACCCGGCTTCCAGTCAGTACCCGGCTTGGGTGTCATGACGAATGTCTTGGCTG